GAGGTCTATGGTACAAACAACTTCGTCACTCAGTTCATCCAAGAACATTACCCTGATGATATTGAATTCAATGTAGACGATATCAACATCGTTTCGTTTGACATCGAGGTCGACATTAGCGATGGCTATCCTAACGTCGATCAAGCTGATAAAGAAATTACTTCAATTGCTTATAAGTCCTCAAAGTCAAGTAAGTATGTTCTACTCGGTCGTAAAGACTATGATAAGAGTAAGACTCTACTTGACATCGATCAAGATGACATTGAGTTCATTAAGTTCGACAGCGAAGTTCAACTCCTTCAAGCATTCGTAAGATTATGGACTCAGGACTATCCAGACATTGTGACTGGTTGGAACGTCGAGTACTTTGATATCCAATACATCGTAACTCGTATTATGAGACTTCTTGGTGATGAAGTTGCTAAGCGTTTATCTCCTTGGAAAAGCATACAATCCACCAGTCGTGAGTTCTTCGGTAAAGTACAGGGTACATACAAGATCTCAGGCGTGACCATTGTCGATTACATGGATGCATTCAAAAAGTTTGGTTATAAGTATGGTCCACAAGAATCATTCAAACTCGATCATATTGCTAATGTCGTATTAGGTGAGAAAAAGCTAGACTATTCTGAGTACGGTACACTTACTGAACTGTATGAGCAAAACCCACAACTCTATCTCGACTATAACCTTAAAGATACGTGGTTGATCAAGCGTTTCGAAGACGAAACAATGCTACTATCTCTTGTAATGACTGTTGCTTATGGTGGTGGTGTAAACTTCTCGGATGCTTTCGGTACGGTAGGAATCTGGGAAAGCACGATCTATCGTCGACTCATGAAAGATAAAATTGTTCCACCAACTAAAGGTGGTCCTGGCATGCGAGCTGGTGATCTTGTTGGTGGTTATGTTAAAGATCCAGTACCGGGCATGTATCCTTGGGTCGTATCATTCGATTTGAACTCTCTGTATCCTCACCTTATGATGCAATACAATATGTCACCGGAAACTTATCTTTCTGATGAGCGTGAGTATGTTACTCAGGAAATGGTACTTAGCAGTCAATTCGAAAATACAAACAAAGCATACTCAGTCGCAGCTAATGGTGCTTGTTTTAGTAATGAGAAACTCGGTATCATTCCCGAGATCATTAATGAAAACTACGATGCTCGTTCTAAGATTAAGAAACAAATGTTAGCAGCTGAGCAACAGTATGAAGTTGAGAACGATCCTACTCAAAAGGCTGAGCTTAAGCGAGAAATCAATCAATTGCATAACTCTCAGATGGCGATTAAGATTTCGATGAACAGCCTCTATGGTGCAACGGCTAACATCTACTTCCTCTACTATATTAATGACATGGCTGAAGCAATCACTACATCTGGTCAGCTTAGTATTCGTTATGCTCAAAAGTCTGTGAATGATTATCTCAACAAGATACTCAAGACCGAAGACACTGACTACGTTGTATACATAGATACTGATTCGATATATGTTAACTTCGGTCCTCTCATTAAAGAGGTATTCGGTACTACTGACATCTCTCGTAAAGATGGTGAAGAATTCCTAGATAAGATTTGTTCTACTAAGATTGAACAGGTCATTGAAGATGGCTATGAGAAACTGGCTGCTTCGTTGGGTTCTTATCAGAATAGGATGGTGATGAAGCGAGAAAAGATTTCTGATAAGAGTATATTCATCGCTAAAAAGCGTTACATCATGAATGCTCTCAACTCAGAAGGTGTTCATTATGAAAAGCCAAAGATCTCAGTAACAGGTATTGAATCAGTTCGATCATCGACACCTGAAGTATGTCGTGAAAAGATGAAGCAAGTCTTTGATGTTATTATGAACGAAGGTGAGACAGCTACTCAAAAGTTTATTGCAAACTTCAAAGACGAGTTTCGTCAGCTTCCTCCTGAAGAGGTTGGCCGGAACTCTGGCACAGACAATATAGATAAGTATCTTGATCGTAGTACTGGCTCATACAAGAAAGGATGTCCCATGCATGTTCGTGGCTGCATTCTATTCAATAATCTGTTGAGTCAGAAAAAGCTAAATAAGAAATACCAAACCGTACAGGGTGGTGACAAAATCAAGTTTGCCTACTTGAAGTTACCTAATCCTCTACGTGAAAACATCATTTCATTCCCAGGCGTTCTTCCAAAAGAACTTGGGCTAAATGACTATATAGATTACGACACTCAGTTCCAAAAGGTGTTCTTGAGTCCGATTGAAAGTATTCTCGAAGCAGTGGGTTGGTCTTCAGAAAAGAAAGATACTCTCGATGATTTTTTCAGTTGATAAACAATACAATGGTAAATAGGAGCCATAGATGAAATTAATAAGATTAGTAACAGGTGAAGAGCTCATTGCTCAGGTAAGTGAATTTGCAGAATGCGGTAATGTAGTAATTGATGAAGCAGTAATGCTTATTCCAGCAGGTGAAGGCAAAATTGGAATGATTCCTTTCATGCCTTACTCAGACGGCTCACCCATAACAATTAATGAGAGGCACATCATGTTTATGACCAAGCCTAACGAAGAACTCTATCGTCAAGTCTTAAAGATTACTACAGGTCTTGAAACTCCATCCTCAAAAATAGTGGTATAATGCATGAAAGACGGTATCAAAAAAGTTTGTATTGTTACTAACTTTAGAGCAGCGAGTACAGCACTTACTCTACTCAAAGCCGAAGAGTATGACATTCCTTATGTTGGTGAGTTATTTTCTCACGAGAAACCTTTTAACATTGGTTCAACCGTAGACCTCCGTCCTAAAGAAAAGACTCACGAACGATATATTCAAGAGTTGCGTGAAAACAAAGATCTTGAGTGCTGCTTTAAACTCATGCCACAGCATGCACAGTTTAACGTTGAAATGATTGGTGAGATTCTCGCGACCGTTGATAAAGTTTACTACCTTTATCGCTCAGACTTTAAAGGTCAGCTGATAAGCTATATGGCAAATCGTGGGTACGGGCGCGAACAGGAAACAGGATTTAAGACAAAGACATCACCTGCTAATCGTCAACAACGAGCTCGAGAACTAGTGTTAGGCGAGTTAGGTAAGACTAAGCAACCTGTTATTATTAAGATGAGTCTTACTGATCCTCAACTAGCTGGCAACATCGGCGGTATTAGCATGCCTACTCTTCGCCACGGACTTATTCGTAACTATGAAGTAATGGCAGCTGCTTATCGACTCTACCCAGGCGAGCTTATTCGTAAGGAAGATTACTTTTCTGGTGAGCGATACAATCCATACAACAGGTTCGTTGAGTGGAAAAATGGAGAAGTCGTTGAGATTGAAGACTTTAATGTCGACGCTTTATTCAAATAAACAGTTGACAAGTTGATCAACATAGTATATAATGGAGCAGTTTATGATTACTATTTACGGTAAAGATGCTTGTGGATTCTGTACCATGGCAAAAAATTTATGTGAATCAAAGGGTGTAGGTTACACCTATTTGAATCTGGGCGAGGACTATCAAGCTGATGAGTTTACTGAAAAGTTTCCAACAGCAAGAACATTCCCACAGATAACTGTTGATGATGCACCTATTGGCGGATTCAACGAATTGAGAGAGCACTTCGCAAATTGAGGCAATACCACTCACAACTTTAAGGAAATTTGATGGCTAAAATTTTAATCTTTGGCTTGCCAGGTAGTGGCAAAACATATCTAGCGCAAGAAATCGTAAACTTACTAGGTGACAAGGTCGCTTGGTTTAATGCGGATGCAGTACGAGAAGAAGCAGATGATTGGGACTTCTCGGCTGAGGGGAGATTAAGACAGAAACAGCGTATGAAAGATTTATGTTCAGACGCTGAAGCAGCAGGAAAAGTCGCTATTGCAGACTTTGTGTGTCCATTTGATTCAGCTCGGGCTGAGTTTGAAGCTGACTATGAAGTCTTTGTCGATACTATTGACGAAGGTCGATTCGCAGATACTAATGCAGTATTTGAAAGACCGAGTCTATGGGACTATCGAATTGATTCGATGAGAGGTAATGTTGATGCTATTCAAATTGCTTGGGAAATCGGTGATCGATTTATCTGGGACAATAAGCAACCAACAACTCAAATGCTAGGCCGGTGGCAACCTTGGCATGAAGGCCATCAAAAACTATTTGATCGTGCAATCGCTAAACATGGTCAAGTATGGCTGATGATTCGAGATATGCCGATGACCGATGACAACCCATTTGATCAAGTTGCAGTGAAACAGAATCTAAGACAAGCATTAG